GTTGAAGTTTGTTGGCTTTCCGAAACGAACTGCTAAATTGTTTTCAGAATCAACCAGAATTCTCTGGCCTATCGGACCCCAACGAAACACACCAGCAATAGCGCCGTCAGTAGTAGCTACTGTAGGAACAACTGTGGTTAAATCAATTTCGCTGATATTAACACCTGGACTTAGTTGAAATGGCATTTTTTTCTCCTTTTTGCGAGAATGTAGAACATATTTCAATTATTTATTAAAATTAGTTTTTTAGAAGTCTTGATTCGTCTGCCACATCCAACTTTCCGGAACTAACTTTTCAAACTCTTCTTGGTCTCCAAAATCTTCTCTGCCGTCGAAAACGAATCCAAAAGGTGATAAATCTTGATCCATATCTTCTTCAGTTTTTTCTCGGAGAGACATCAAAGTGTTTATGTTAGTATAGTCTTTAAAATATTGCTGCTCTGAAAGCCAAGCGAACAAAACAAGACACATTACTAAGTCGTCGTGTTTTCCAGACTCTGCTTCGTACGAGTTACCTTTTTTTGAGAAGGTTGATAATTCGTGAATGGTGTGATAATCATTAACAACAAACTGGTTCTGTTCGATTAATAGTTTGAGCATAGAACAGCCCACGGACTTAACGAGTTTTGTGGTTCTGATACCCTTGTCAGCTGTACGACCGCTAAACCCAGCAGTAACCTTCTTGCCTGCACGACCAGAATTTTCCGTAAATAGAATATTTTCATATCCAAAATCATAATGCAACGAATGTGAAACTTGCTCGCCGATGTCATTAATTTCTACCAAAACAGCAGCGTTGTTATAAGCAACCGCTGTTCTGTGTATAATATCTGCATAATCTATTGGTGTAACTCCATTATTTCTGAAAGCACACACTTGATTATATGGCATTTTAGTAACATCGATTACTTGAAACGCCGAATAGTCTAATCCTTTACCTCTTGAAACGTCAGCTATAATTAAATAAGCACGACCTTTCTCGGGCTTAATGTATTGATACATACCGTCTTTTTTAGTTATCGGAATTTGCTCTACAAGCTCTTTAAGTTTCCAGCCAGCGATAAGCGTGCCAGAAGAACCAAGGAACTCGCATTCCATTTCCTGATTGAACTTCTCAATATCAAAGTTCATACCAGAAAGGGTTTGTTCTTTCCACTTATCGTCTCTTCCCGGAACATCGCGCCAATTCACAAGTATAGGATTATATCCATTTTTACCTTGGATAGCATTAGCCCAAGTACTATGGAAGTGGTTCAAACCATTAGGGGTTGAAACAAGAATAATTTTAGATTCGGTACCTGACGAAATAGTAGGATAAACCGAGGTGAAGAACTCATCCCAGTTTTCAATGTGTGCAGCTTCGTCGATAAACAAAAGGTTGATAGTGTAACCACGAATAGCGCTAGCAGAAGTAGCGGAAGCGATAACACGACTGTTGTTTTCTAGAACGAACGAACCTTTGTTCCATTCTTTCACACCCTGCTGTAGCCACTTAGGTAGGTGCTGATAAGCAAGCTGAACACGACCGAGAATTTCTCTTGCAGTTTCGCCCTTGTTAGCCAACAAAGCAACAGTTTTGTCTGCATGGAAAATTATGTACCAAAGAATAAAACCACAAGTAGTTGTAGACTTACCTGCCTGACGAGCAGTCGTAACGATAGTATAACGATTATCAACGAAAGAGCTTATCATATTTCTCTGATAAGGATATGGATTAAAAGTTACCAAACCCTCATTTAAGGAAATGATCTTCATATAGTTTTCAACAAAATAAATCGGATCTTCAGAACACTTAACCCATTCTTGGATAAGCTCTGGCGACCAATCAATGTCTTCGTTAGCTCTTTTTAGAAGTACATTACCTTTGTACCCCTTGTCGTTTTCAAGCGTCGCCATTCTTCTTCATGTCCTTTAAAACTTTTTGAAGCTCAGCTGTTGAACCAACAAACAGGTTATTATTAATTGTTTTAGCTTTTTCGTTAATTGGGCTATCAGAAGTGCTTATATCTCTGATTTTAGTTTGTAGATCTAATAGCTTTTCATTAGCTACTAACATTGTGTCCATAAGTTTAGCAAGAACTTCAAACGCTCTTGGGTGTTGAGAACTATCTGCGATCTGAGCTAATTTTATCATAGCTTCTTGACCGTTTTCGATCATATTATGGATATTTGCTCTAGCCACCTCGAAATCTTGTTTTGCGCTATCATTATGCGCATCAGCAATCATTTTCGAAACCACATCAACTTCTTTTTCAACAGGTGTTAATCCAAGAGCTTTACCAATCGGATCATCATTATTTTCTTCGTTCATTCTATCTCATCTGTGTTGTAAACTTGGGTTATATATCCAAAATCATCGCTAATCTCAATGTCAGTATATGCTACCGTGCCTAAACTGGTGTTTGGTTGACCAAAGTAATTTATAGGATCACCATTAGCAGTTAATCCCGGTTGCACCGTAACTTTTTCTATGATCGTTGTGTTGCCAACTGCAGTTTGTAATTTACCATCATCAACATTAGGTATGTAAAAATTAGTGTTGACAAACTTAATAATGTTAGACTTTTTAACAGGTCCATACAAATATCCTTTTAATTCTAAATCTAAAGTCCATATAATGGCTCTTCTTTCTTTAAAATCACCATCATAGTTGTCACTATAACTGATATTGTTTAATATGATCGGTATGTCCATAGTAACTTCTACTTCAGGTATCAAATTAACTGTAGTAGTCCAGTCCGGAGTAAAATAGGGAAGTATTTGCTCAATTATTTTAGTTCCATCTTCTGCATTTTTTGCATAGATGTAAACTTTAAATTCTATATTGTATGGAACTGGATTGTATTGATATTTAAATTTGCTGGCAGATGTAGCGTCTTTTACTGAGGATTTTCCAATCGTATTAAGTTTTCTTGTTCCATCATATACCATTTTTCCCATTTCAAAAGAAATAGCAGGAAGAGGAATTGTAGCTGTTTGACGATCAATAGCTGTATCTTGAATAACACGAGACAGCATTTTATCTTTTGGGGCATATGTAATAGGAATTTTCAACAATGACGTTTGATTGCCGCTAGAATTAGTGCGGGTTATACGTATATTATTAAAAAGAGTCCCGGTAAGAATTACATACTTACGTAGTAAACTAAAATAAAACGGTGTACTGAACATTATATTGTTCTTTCGCTAAACGGATCATAAGCAGTAAAGTCAACAAACAAATCAGACTCTCTTTGTATCTCATCGTTGTCTGCAGAAGGAATAAGATCATTTATACTAGATCCTTCAAGGACAATAATGTTGCCTTCTTCATCCAATATCATAGCACCAGTTTCGTCTAATACAGCCCAATGGTATTGATTGGTGTCAAATTTCTTTTGCAGAATATCAATTTCTGGAATACCAGTACTCAAAATTTCACCAGCATACTCGAACAATTCACAAGTAACTTCCCAAGTTTGTAAAGAGCCAAGTTGATAAAACATCTCGAACTTGTTTACATATTTAATTTGAAAACATTTCTTATTCAATGGGAAATAAATTAAGTCTCCTTCGTTAGGGCGAACCTGATTAGTAAACGTCCCAATTTCTTCATTGAATATTCTTTGTGCCATAGAAAATACAACTCTGTCTCTAATTTCTAAACCGAACTTAGACATAAAGTTTCCATCGCCCTGAAAACCGTCGACGTTTTTAATATAAATTTCTATAGGGTAAGCATTTTCATAACTTGATTGATCATCAGCTCCATAAACAGCATCGTAGTTGTTAAGTTTTCGAGGAATGTAATACATGTCCTCTCCATAAATTTTTATGGATTCAATAATCAAATTTTCAAGTAAAAGCTGTTCTTGAGAAGATTGAAAGTTATTGAAGAAAAAATTAGTTGCCATTGTATTAGCCGATCATGTCTGTAACAGGCAAGCTGTAAGTGTAGATCATTTCTTGCTCTAGTTTTTCTCTTTCAGCAGTAGCTTCGTCATATATTTTTTGTCCGTTGAAAGTCAATCCTCCAGGCATTCTCATGCCTTCGAATTTCTTTAAGTTTTGACCCCACTGTTGCTTGATTAAGCATGCAGCATATCTCAACAACCAACGATCAGACCAAGCATCAGTATACGTATCAGGATTAACGACTTCGTAAGCTTCTACAATCAAATATTCACCAATGTTAAGTCTATCCCAATCCATGTCTATATTTAAACGATTGGTATTTCTATTATATCTTAACGGTTGTTTACCAACTAACAAATATTCAAGGAACTGAATATGTTGTATAGCCATATAGTATGGAACCATGGACACAGATGTGAGTGTATAAAGGTCATTAAGGGCGATTTGATAACGAATATTAAATAGGTTGTTAGTACCAAGAGCTGACCCGAGATCAAAGATATTAATAACCCCAATGATGTTTTCAGGGATAGTGATGTATTGGTTATCTTTGTCTTGTTGTGTAATTTGATATTTGTAGAACGTTTTTGACGAGCCATCGAAATGATAGTCCCAATAATAGCGTAAAGCTTCATCGACCCTATCATCCACCTGATCGTCATCGACGTTGATTTCTATTACTGGTTTGCCAAGTCTACGCAAACAATTTTCTTTAAATTCAGTTCTGGTCGTTGGCGATGCCATTTAACTCTCCGTTTTAATTACTATTTATTTGAAAAGTAAATTACTTTTTCTTTGTTGTGGCTGTAATAGTAACTTGGGACGGAGCCATGCGCTCTTGTTTTTCCATCATACGACTGCCAAACCAAAAAGCGATAATTGTAGAGAAAAGCGTCATAGTTTCTGCATCCCATACAGCATCAAGCATTGCAGGCACAGACTGACCAGTTGAAAGCATTACGCATGCAGCTGCGATTTTTATCGCTACGAAAACGAAAAAGAACGAGTAAGTTATAACAGGGCGGATAGAAGCGCGTAGTGCGTTAATAAACTTTCCACCATCAAGAGACTTATCATGATCAAGAGCAGATTGTCGTGACTGAGCGTCAGCCTTAACCACCTCAACATTGAAATTGAGATCGGCTTGGCGTTCGGCTGCATCAATTTTGATCTTTGTAAGTTCAAGTTCATACTTAATCTCCTGCTTACGTTCAAATATTCTCACAATAGAGGGTAGCAAACTGCCCAAAATACCAAATAGTGGTGATAGTAATGCTAACATATTTTTATCCCTTATTTACTTTCTGGTAAAATCAATTCTCCACCAATCTTCAAAGCTCTTTCTTTAATCTTTGGATTTTTCTCTCTTATACCTTTAAGAGTTTGTTGCCAGTTTTCACCACCAATTTTTCTAGCAATTTTCTCAAGAGTGTCGCCCTTATTAATTTGATATAGGTTCTGAATAGGCTCTTTCTTTTCTGATGGTTTTCTATCACGAGGGACTTGTCCAAGATAAGAAGCAGTTTTCGCATAACGCTGATGAAATGGATCATCAGATTGCGCTGGAGCATAAGGACCAGCTGAAGTTGGTTTTGGATTAACAGCAGATGGTGGTACACGATCTTGAAGTTTTTGTTGTGGAACACGATCTTGTATTTTCTGCTGTGGTACACGATCTTGAAGTTTTTGTCGCTTTGGTTCAATGTAAATCATAGAACCAGGAGTTGTGATTCCAGGACCACTAGGAATTACATCAGAGGGTCTTTCAGGTTTCAACTTTGGTTTTGGTATAGTGGTAATCTTTTTACCCGATTGATCATAACCAGCAGCGGTCAAAGCACTATTGGGTTTGCTAGTCACTAAAGGTTTATCAGGTGTAACAATTATTGGAGGAGTTTTTAATGGATCAGACTGCTTTGTTTTGTAAGGACCAGAACCTGGCATTGGTGGTTCATTACCAGCTTCTGCCGCAGCAAGACGATCTTTAATTGAGTCTGGATATCCAGCAGGAGGTGAACGATAATCTTTGCGAAGTTTAATTTCACGCTGAGGATTTATTTTATTGGTAACTTTTGAAGGATCAACAGTTTGTCCGTTACCAAGATCATATCTTGAACCAGTAAAATCTACATTATCATTTGGTGTAATTCTACTTGTTCCATCGGCAGCGGGCATCGGCGGAAATTTCATTTGATTTAGGTCTTTATTTACCTTGTCAAAACCAGTTTCAATTCGCTTCTGAATTTCTAATCTTTTTCGCTGAACTTGATTTCGTCCTTCATCAGCGGCGGATTGTTCTAAAATATCTCTTAGTTTTTTCATTATTTTTTACCTGTTGGTGTTTGAGTTGTATTTGTTTTTTCTATTTCTTCAACATTCATTATTCTTGTAATCTTTTCTTGCCCGCGTGTCCATGCTGCAACACCAATGATAGCTGCCATAGCCAAATGATAGAAGCCGCCCTCTTTCAGCGTGATAGGATTCCATTGTTGTTGTGAGAAATACATGTATGCAGCAGGGAAAATTATGAAGTCAAATACACAGACAGCAAGATACTGCCATGCAATTGCAGGTCTCCAATATTGTTTAATCCAGCTTTCTTCCATGTTTACACCATTAGTTTGTTTAAAGTATCAGTATTGATAGAACCTGTTACTGTTAAACCGTTTTTTTGTTGAAATTCTTTAACTGCTTGTTCTGTTTTAGGACCAAACGCTCCATCAGCAGTTATTTTAGCGCCCTTCCTAATTAACATATTTTGAAGGTCAGCAACGTAAGGAGAGTTATCACCAACTTTAGCAACCACGATAGGTGGCACAATAGGATCTGTTGGTGGTGCAGGAGGCGGAACAAAGCTGAAATTTTTAGGTATAACTTGTTTAGATCTAGCCAAGTATTTTTTGCGGTCGTCGAAACCGTTTAGACCACCGTTAATACGACGAGTAATAAGCTCAACATTATCAGCGTCGGCAAGAGCATTAAGCTTTCTTGACTGCCAATATTCAAGAGCAGTTAAAACAGAAACCTCTGGAGACTCAGCAAGCTCAGGATTGTTTTCTAAGTCATATCCAATCTTAGCACCGATAGTGCGGTAGTTTGCTCTGCCTGTAAGCTGGAAAATACCACGACCCTTGTAACGAATGCCGTCGCCTTTCTGAGTATTTCCAAGAGACTTTACTCTTCCTTCATATGCTGCACCTGAAGCATATTCTTCGAGAGTGCGGAAAGATGCAGATTCGTGAGCAGCTTGTGAAAGAAAATGACATACACGCAGGTATGTGTTTACTTCATATTTTGGCATATGAATGTTTAGATACTTAACCAAAGGATCAATAATCTCGTCCTTTGAGTTTGGTGCTATTTGTTTTAATTGTTGCTTGGTTATCATGTTCCTTGTAATCCTATTACCCATACGCGAACTTCACCTCGCGCACCTGTGTTTGCTGCAGTGTTAGATGCTCCACCACCTCCTCCTGGGATAATTCCAGCGTATGCGCCCGAAGTGTTAGCAGCACCGCCAGAACCTGCAAATGCAGAAGTTCCACCAACCATTGTTTGGTTGGAGTTTGCAGCAGCGCCACCACCACCGCCGTATATTGAATTACCGCCAGAGTTAGCATTTCTTGCGCCACCACCGCCTCCAAATATACTTGATCCACCAGCAGCACCAGATGCATTACCACCTCCACCACCTCCGTAAGTTGATGCGCCTCCAGGAGCTCCTGTAGCACCACCCAATGGAGTTCCACCTGCTCCAGTAGTAGCTCCATTACTGAATGTTCCACCACCACCGCCTCCAGTAGTTGGAGATGCACCCGCACCACCACAAACAGTAAAAGATCCGAAAGAAGAATTTGATCCGCTACCAGCAGTGCCTGTGGCTGTTGTTGTTGTTCTAGAAGCACTTCCTCCTGTACCAACAGTTACTGCAACAGTTGATCCTAAATCTGACAATTCATATGTTATAATACCAGCACCACCGCCACCGCCGCCAATTGAAACACTGTTGTTAGAAGAACCACCACCGCCACCAGAGATAGCATAAACTATTACTTGCTCTGTTCCTGTTAATCCTGCTGGAGCTCCAGTTGTGCTTTTAAAAAATACACTAGAAGGGATTAATGCAATAGAACCATCGCTTGGTTTTCTCCAACCGACCTGAAATCCATCACCACCTCCACCTTCTTGCATTCTTGCTCTAAACGTGTAGTATTGTCCAGCTGTTAAACTTATTGAGCCAGAAACTTGTCCTACGCCAGCCGTCCATGAAGCTGCAAAACCATGACCACCATAAAAATTAGCAACATTAACGCCATTTACAAAAACGTCCATAGCATCGTCGCCATCACAACCAAAAAAGTATGTACCAGTTTCGGGAGCAAGTATATATCCTTCTACCATCCAAGAAAATTGACCAGCCGGAAGATATGCAGGTTTAGATCCTGTAGCACCTCCAGCTCCAGTAGTAGCTACATCTGCCCAATTTATGGTAGTAGAATGTGTTCCGGAACCACCGAAAGTTACTGTTGGACTGACTGTTACAGTGTTGAATAACGCATCTAATCCAGCTTCAGTCGTTGGGTTTGTACTTGTTCCTTGTGTATAATATGTGTAAGTTAAACCAGCCGATGCATAATATGGGTTATTCCATGTACCACTAAGAGAAAATTCTTGATAATCAAGGATGCCGCCATAAAATCCATTAAAGGGTTGACCACCAACAACCAATAATGGAGTATTTAATCCAGAAGAATTAGCTACTACATTACCGACAGTAATTACAGAGCTATTTACTGAGGAATTGCCTAAAATAATTGCATTGTTTAATACGTTTAAAGATTTTACAATAACGCTACCAGATAAACCTGTATCTGTTACTGTTGCATTAGCTACATTTAATGTTGACATTTTAACCTGCTGTCTTTGTTATAAACACACGAACTTCGCCGCGACCACCATTACCACCGTTAGTAGTATTCGCTCCACCACCACCCGCCGGAACATATCCATCCCTTAATAGTGTAGTGCTTAGTACGATTCCCCCGTTACCGCCAAATATAGAAATTCCACTACCGCCTCCTGCGCCGCCGTAAATAGTATTTCCGCCGCCAGCAGGAGAGGCGCCACCTCCGCCTCCATAAACTGATGCACCACCAGCAACACTGGTGCTATTTCCACCACCCCCACCACCAAAAGTGCTGGCCACTGAATTTGCACCACCCAAAGGACTGCCTCCAGTAAAAGTAGAGCCAGATGAGAACCATCCTCCTCCGCCTCCACCAGCCCAATTAGTAGTTCCATTAGCAGCAGCTCCACCGTATGCGGTGATCGCCGCAGACACTGTGCTGTTTGGATAAAATATAGAATTTCCTCCAGCAGTCGTTGTTGCGGTAGTTGTATTTCCTACTCCACCTGTTGCAACTACTACGTTACAGACAGAGTTGCATTCACCTGCTAACTTATTAACTATAACACACGCACCACCACCACCACCTAAAGAGAAACCTGTAGAGTTTCCAGTGCCACCACCTCCGCCGCCCCAAAGCATGATTGTCACTAAATCATTATTAGTAACCCAAGATGGTTTTGACCAAGTTCCATTTGCAGTAAATATTTGTGCGTTTGATATATTTGAACTGTTTGATATGCGATCATATGTTACGCCACCATAAGTCAAATTAGAGGTTGAAAACGCAGTAGTATTAATTGTTGTATTAGAAGTAGAATTTCCTAAACTGATAGCAGTTGTGTTTATTGTAACATTTGCTGTGCTATTACCAACTATCATAGTTGTTGTGTTAGCCTGAATAGTCAAATTACTTGTAGCACTGGTAATAATTAAGTTACCAGCAATAATTACACTATCTGTCGATAATTTAGCAGTATTTACTTGTGACATGTTTAACCCTTATGCAAACTCTATAACTACCAATCCATTACCACCGTAAGATCCTGAATCTCCAGAAACTGCGCCTCTATTACCACCAGCAGCAACACCGCTTCTATAATCAGCATCAGCATTTCCAGGAGCAGTAGTAGATCCAGACGAACCTTGTGTGTTTGTTACGGATGTTGCGCCAGTAACGTAACTTGAACCGCCACCTCCTCCACCACCAGAGTCATCGTTACCGTTACCGCCTCGAGCACCACCGCCGCCTCCGTAATAACCAGCACCACCGCCACCACCGGAGCCACGTCCACTTTCATAACCACCTCTACCAGATAATCCTGAAGTAGCTGTTATAATACCATCGGAACCATTTAGAGCAGCTGCTCTACTTGCGTTGACAGCATCGCCACCAAAAAGATAACCACCAGATGATGCAGTAGCACTATCACCCTCGCGCCCGGCACCCCCAGCAACTTGAGATCCGCCGCCACCACCTAGAGCAGTACCTCCGCCGCCTGATAGACCTGTGGTTCCACCACCACCTCCACCAGAACCGCCAGCGTATGTAGCATCACGACCACCACCTCCGCCGCCACCACCGCCAGCTATAAGTAACGGAGTTGAACCTCTGAAAACACCAGACCAAGATCCACCTGAACCACCACCGTTTGGTGCAGTAAGTCCACCTTCTCCGCCTTCAGCAGTAAATGCAAACAATGTTTCACCAGCAGTAACTGAAACTGTGCCTTTTACAAATCCTCCAGCACCACCAATACCACCTAAACCAGACCAAGAAGCGCCTCCGCCTCCACCACCACCCCAAAGTTTAATTGTGGCTGTTGTGTATCCTGCAGGAACTTTTACTGCTGTTTCTCCAGGAGTAGTAAGAACGTATCTTGTTTGAACTTCATCTAGATATCTAAATGTGTATACTCTGACTTCGCCACGAGCGCCAGCACCAGTAATAGTTCCACCACCACCAGGAATCCCAGCAACTGTTAGAGTGCTGTTTGCTCCGCGACCACCATAAACTGAAGATCCTGCAGCAGCGACAAAAGTGCCACCACCACCACCAAAAATAGAAGAACCCCCAGCAGATGTTTGGTAACCCCCGCCACCCCCGCCATAAACTGAAGATCCGCCGATACCGCCCGTAGAAGAGTTTGATCCGGCTCCACCACCAAATGTAGAAGTTCTTGTAGATTCTGTCGCACTTATGGTTCCTCCTAGTGGTGCACCACCAGTAGCTGCAACACCCGTAGATGTTCCAACGCCCAACCAACCGCCACCAGCACCACCGCCTGTGGCAGTAGTGTTAGCAAACCCACCAGCTCCACCGTAAGCAACTAAACTGATTGTGGTATTAGCATAAAAAATAGAGTTTCCACCATTGTTTCCTGGATTTTCGTCGGCAGGTACTGCTCCACCTACTCCAACAACAACGTTACAAACAGAATTACACTGAATTGCTTTGAAATACCCTTGCACATAAGCACCGCCTCCTCCACCAGCAGCAGTTGCTCCAGGATCGTGACTGCCTGAACCACCACCACCCCACATTTGAACCATAACAAGCTCGTTGCCTGTGTTAGCCCAAGTTGGTTTTGACCAAGTTCCATTGGCAGTAAATATTTGCGCGTTTACTGTTTCTGAGTAAATTTTTGTTACGGATACACTATTGACAGTTAAATTCGAAAATGCAACTGGTGTTTTTAAAGTAATCGAACCAGACTTAATAGAAGCAACGTTACTAGTAAACCCAATATAAGAACCAGGATCTATACCTACGCTAGTAGAGTTTATGCTCTTTGCATAATCAGGATCATAAATAGTGTTAGCAGATAAATTACCTGTAACATTCAAAGTTGAAACTCGTAGTTCTGACATAAAACACCTTTCGGAAACTCAAATTAGTTTTTAATATTTATATATCATAGGAGAGCGAGATGAGCACGCCACAAGAATACTTCAAAAACAACAAGTATGTCCATATCACCAAAATTCTTGATGATAAAACTTGTTCAATGTTATCTGAACATCTTATCAAAATATCAAAAGATTTAAAAGAAGGAGACCATCAGTGTCCTTTATCGCCCTCTATTTATGGGGATTCGGTGTTTGACACTTTGTTAGAAGATTTAAAGCCAGCAATGGAAGAATCAACAGGGTTGAAGTTAAATCCTACTTACTCTTACGCTCGTTTTTATAAGCCTGGAGAAAAATTAAAACCTCACACCGACAGAAGAGAATGCGAAATTAGCGCAACGATTACGCTAGGATTCGATGGTAACTTATGGCCAATATGGCTGTCAGAATCTACTGATTCAAAGGATAATCCTAGAGAATATAGAGTCGAATTGGGTGATGCTCTTATCTATAGAGGTATGGAAATCAATCATTGGAGACAACCATACAAGGAAGGAAATTGGCAGTGCCAGGTTTTCTTACATTATGTTGATGCTAATGGTAAGTATAAAGATTTAGAGTATGATGGAAGAAAATCTTTAAAAACAACAAAACAAGAACCAATTTTACAAGCTCAAAAACCAAGAAAAGAATATGACGATAGATTTTGGTATTTTGGTAATAAACAAGAAGAAAAACATCTTTGGGTTTACGAAGAAAAATTTTTGTCTAGCGGTTTAATTGATTTAATTGTCGAAGGTGGTAAAAATGAACTAGAACAAGCTACCATAGGTTACGGCGGCAAAGGGGAATCAATAAACAAAGACATAAGAAACGCATATGTTGCTGGTATCGATCCTAAAAATTTCGAATGGTTATATAAGTTAATTGAAAAAGAAGTCGCAAAACAAAATTTAGAAAACTACAAATTTAATTTAGATAAAATAGAACACTTGACATATATTGAATATCATGCTGATGATAAAACTCCTGGCAAATACACCAAACATACGGACGGAGTGATACACAAAACAAGAAAGCTTTCTTTCAGCTTGCTTCTCTCTGATCCTAGCGAATATGAAGGCGGAGATCTATTAATTTGGTCTAGTAGAGGTGCAGAAGCCATGCCTAAGAAAAAAGGATTAATTGCGTTTTTTCCCGCCTATACAGAACACGAAGTAACCCCTGTTACAAAAGGTGTCAGAAAATCTTTAGTTGGTTGGATTCACGGACCACATTTTACTTGAGAGTAAATAAAGTAATTCCATTTTCTGTATAAAGCTCTTGTAAATTTTCTTTAGGAAACGTAATAAATTCATTATTTCCGTTCCACAATGAAGGCGAAAGAATAATAGTTCTTTTGCCTTTTTGTTTTAATGTTTGCATGTACTGTAAATTGATGGCTGCAGATTCTGTATCGTAAAATGGATTAGCGAATATGAAAACATCCCCGTCAATATCGTCAAAATTATCCTTTGTTAGCACATCAAAATACAAATCGTTGTTTATTGCTGTTAAAACGCAATTTAAATTGACATGAAACTTTTTAAATTTCGTTGAATGGTAGAAAATGTTATCTAGAGCTTTACTACTAAAATTATTTTTATTAAAATATGCAGCTGTTAAACTAGAAGTTAAACCTAAAGAAATTATGTTTTTACCAGCAAAATCGTTTAAATTTTGCTTAATGTAATTCATCAATATAGGTTGTTGTCTAAAATTAGGTTCTGCATAAAACAATAATTCAAAAGCAGTAATACCATCTATTTCATATTCGTTAACATTATCAACGAATATGGCTATGTCATAAGCAGAATTTTTAAATATCTTATAATATTCTACTAGCTGGTAATTGTCATATTTCTCATTCATAAAATACAAATTTATTTTTGATAGTAAATTCGTAATTTTTTCTGTTGGCTCGCCTAGATAACTTAGTATTAATGTTTCAATTTCTTGATATAATATATTTCTCCAACCATCTTTCAAGACAAAAGAATGGCATTCTACAGAGTCATTTAATTTGTTATAGTATAATGTTCCAACGCTTTCCCAATGAGTGTTAGGTCTATTTTCGTAATTATTTTTAAATTCAATTTGATACCAACCAAGGTTTTTTTTAGTATCATAGTTACAATTTGTCATTTCTATAACTGTATTAGTTACAGGATCTGTATAAAAATATGGTAACTTTCTTGGTGAAATATCATCACCATTTTTAAACGCCCATTCTCTGTCAAACATTTATGCGAACCTACTACCTGCCCCAGAATATGTAAAAGTTATACCTGCGGAATTTGAAATTGCATTACCAGAAGTTCCACCAGATCCTCCAGGACCTGTAGCAGCTGGTGCTGGTCCTGGAGGACTGGTTGCGGTTCCGCTGCTTCCATTTGCACCCCAATTTCCTCCATTTCCACCATTACCTGGAACTCCAGGCTGCGGTGATCCAGTGCCAGCGCCTGCAAATGTTCCAGCACCTGCTGCTGGAGACGCCCCAGGTCCTCCTGCAGAATTGGTTAATCCTCCTCTGCCTCCACCTCCGCCTCCTCCGGCCATTTTAAAACTCCTTTAATATTACATCAATAGTTGATTTTATTGTTTTAATTTGAACATCGTTTAAATTTTCAATTTCATTAGTATCATAGTACAATTTTACCTGTTGAGTAAAAGGTCTTGATCCATCTACTTCATCAACTTTCAACATGGTAAAATTTTCATTTATCCTTTGTAAGGAATATTTATTTTGAAAATAAGATAAACAATTTTCAGTTTCACAAATTATTTTTTTATGTGAAATCATTTCAACATTTTTATTCGACCAATATGTAAAATACCTATTGTACAGTCTACAAAGTTTTTCTACGCTGCAACGAACTTCTGCAACATACCCTTCATTATCAGGGTCTTCAAACGGTAAATATATCTCTGTATGCCCTGTTTCATAATGTACGTCATAAAACAATTCTAAATCATAAGACTTTCGGTATAAACTATCAATCCATTTAAATGGATCTTTATATATGATTACCGGAACAACATCGTTTGGCATCTTGTTATACCAACTATCGTGTAAACAATGCTTGTATAATTTACCTTCTATAGTATATTTTTCAATTACTGTAGAGTTATACTTAAAGTTTTTGTCAAGAAGCTGTTGTAAAAAATTAGTTCCCGATCTGTACAACCCCATAGCGAAAATACAATTCATACGCCTTTCCAAGAAACTCCGATCAATTCTTCATCATACCAGTCATCATTAGCGACAACAAACCCATCCGCTATAAAACCTACTCCTTTGTCTAACATAATGCAATAAACAGGTTCTTCTGGATCAGAGTTTATTTCCCATTCGCAGCTAGTTTCTGACCATCCATCTACAGTAGCAAAATTATGAACACCTAAAGGAGATAAAATTTTCATATCGTATATCGGGTCGCCAGATTTATACGATGGTGTAGTAATTTCGTCTTGTAACCAGCTATTATAATTGTAAACACCAAAACGTTCGCCTGTTTCGTCTTTAATCCACAACTCATGATCGTCAGTAATTCTTAATGGTTTTGCATTTTCATTAATTTTTAAACGAACAATTTTTCTGTGTCGTTTTAACGTAGTTGGATTTAAATAAAGCACAGTACCTATTTCGCCTGTAAGCGTTTTTAATTTATCTCCAGAAACTATATCACAAATATTTTTTGTGGTGCCATCATACATTAATATTTGGCTATCAGCAGCTAAACAAGGAGAAGGGTCCGGTAGTGCTGACGAAGAATCCCAATCTCCACCTCCACCTCCACCACCACCACCACCGCCAATAGTACCGGAGTTTACGATAGTATATGTTGCTGCAGAAGTTAGTCGTATTGCATGGCCTCCGGGCGATCCAGGATCACCAGGATCAGTAGCGTAATTTGTTCCTGATGGTGGAGTAGGAGCAGAAGCAGTCCCACCTGCACCACCTGCACCACCCATTCCTACAATAAATGTGTTTACACCAGTAACTATTCTGACATTTGCAGGCGCGGAACCAGGAAACGATCCAGATTCTAAAGCAGCGTTAGCAGTTGATGTTGAATATAACACAGTTTGGACAGCAGTAGTTGGTGAAGGAGAAACAAGAGTTACGTTTGCTGTTGCTCTTTTAATACCAGTCCATCCAGCTGCAGCAATTGCGTCATATATGTTATAATTGGCTGTGTTTGTGCTAATGGTAAACGTTTTATAAAATGCACCAGCAACATCAGTTATGCTAATGGCTGTACCTGGAGTCGAAGGTCCAGTGCTAAGAGTAGACCTCATAAAAGCATTACTCATACTAAATGCTGTTCCTGGAGTTCCATCTAACTCCAAAGAAATAGCAGCAAAAGAAACATTAGTTGTCGCTACCATAATTTACTTAGACTCCAAATTTTCAACTTTCTTTTTCAACTCTTTTACAGCTTCGATCAGAACAGCTACTATGTTTTGATAAGCAATACCAATATTGTCTGAGTTTTCTACAACAACTTCAGGCAACACTTTCTTAACTTCCTGAGCAATAAGACCTATTTTTCCTTCGCCAGTTTCCTTAACTGTATAAGAAACACCTCTTAGATTACCTACAGTATCAAGAGCGTTTGTTATTGTCATGATATTGTCCTTAACAGAAATATCCGAAAGAGCGGTAATATCGCCTGTTGCGTAGATAGTTCCATTAACATACAATCTATAACCAGTGCTTACAGATCCTGGACCAATGAGAGTGTTACTTCCGAAAAAATTACCAGTTGAGTTAGTAATGTAAGCATTTGCTCCACCTAATCTTACCAATGTGGTAGTGTCATTAGCAGTAAAGGCGGCTAAACCTCCAGTAAATAGAGTAATAGTGTTTGAGCCCATATGCTGTATTCTGTTATTGGCTGTAGACTCAAGATGTATGTTTGCGACCTGTAATGTTGACATTAATTAAACTCCTAGAGCCATATAATAATATGTGAATGATACTGCATTAGTGGTTCTGACCGTTGCAGTAGTGGTTGTTGTTGCAGTTACCGCATGACCTACTGCAGTGTTAGTGCCACCAGTCGATTGCGGTGTGATTTGCACTGAATATGGCGTAGCAGCAAATGTAATTGGGAATGTTATTGTTCCTGAAGTAGAGTTTGCTACAACTGATCCCCACTGTAAAAGTAATCCATTTGGTAGTCTGCTATATCCACTAGTAGTGATACTCGCGCCTGATAAGTTTAAAGCCGAAGCATTAACAGTAAGCATATTGGCATTTGCTGAAACGTTAATCAGGGTAGAGTTGGCAACTATAACATTTGCTGAAGAATTTGCGCCTAGAGTTATGCCACCAGCAGATCCTAAAACAATTCTAGCAGCTGCAGAATTGCCTGTTTGCATAGTTAAATTTGTTACACCATCTTTGGTGTTTACTGTAGTTGTTGTTAAGCTTGACATTAGACTATCACTGCCCTTCCACCTGTATCAATTGTTAAGTTAAATCCATCTGCAATGGTCATTGGACCTACTGTAAGTGCATTTTCACCTGCAATAATTGTTATATTATTACTTTGTGTATTAGAATTTATTCTATATAAATTATTTCTGCTATCGGTTGCACCAATTGCGCCGTTATTGCCCTTGTAATAACCACCGGAGCTAGTGCTTACAATGTTACCCCAAGCACTGTTAGAGAACCCTTCGAAAGTACTACTGTCTGTATTGAAACGCAACATACCGTTTGCGCCACTAGGTCTTTGCGCAGTAGTACCAATTGGTACAAAAATAGCATCTGTTGCTGTTATTTGCAACGAAACAGAAGGAGAAGTATTATTAATTCCTACTCTGTTGTTTAGTCCGTCTACAAACAATGCACCAGAATCAAAGTTAGCATTTCCTGTAGCACTAAAGAACGAAAGAGTGCCAACTTGATTTATGCCTGTATATGCTCCGGACAATCTAGCTGTTGGCAACACGCCAGTAGTTAAGTTTTCAGCATTAGCGTAAAACGAGGCGGCTTGGCCATTCAAATTGTTAGAATTGTTTGCTGTTAACGTTCCGATATACGTAGAGTTAACGTGTACGCCTGTGGCGTTTACAACAATACCTGTTCCTTGAACTACAAAAAGCGTACCCGAAGATGTGATAGTACCACCCGTAATACCATTTCCGGAAGCAACAGAAGTTACTGTACCGCCTGAGTTATCATCTGCTGCCCAGTATGTTGCAGTGCCATTTGAGTGTAGTACTTGTCCAGCTGTACCAAATCCGCCATTAGCAGAAACGCCCGATGATCCAAGAACGATATTAGCAGAGAAAGTAGTTATACCAGTTCTTGTAAACGCCGCTGTGGTGTTTACGATATTAGCAGGAATTCTAGCATAATCTAAAGTTCCGCTAGTAATATTTGTAGCATTTAGTGAAGTTAAGCTTGCACCATTACCAGTAAATCCTGCAGGTGTTATACTTGCGCTTGTAGAATCGTTAGCTAATGATATAGAAATTGCTGTAGTATTAGTACTACCACTGCCGATAGTTATGGAACCACTATTAGAAATCGCAATAGTTGGTTTTGTAGTATTTCCAACAAATGTAATACCTGTGCTGTTGGCAACAATGTTTGCTCCAACAGTATGACTTGCGGCATTAACAGTTGTTGTATACACACCAGAGCTATTTGCTACTGTAACAGCATTAACATTTAAACCCGCAGAAGTAATTACTGTGTTTATCGTATTGTTACCAAGGAACATAGTAGTAGTGTTTTGTACTGTTCCACCAGTACCAGTACCTATTGCGCCAGAATTGTGTGAAGCGGCATTAATTAAACCAGTATGGTATGCACCAATAGAGTTAACTACAAAAGCAGAAGCAACGTTTAGGAATGTTCCAGTAACGTTAAGATTGCTGGAAACAGTTGTATTCGCACCACCTAATGTAGCACTAGATAACGTGAAGCTGCTACTAGTGTTTACGATGTTAGCAGGAATTCTAGCGTATGCCAATGTTCCGCTAGTAATATTATCAGCGTTTAACGATGTAAGAGAAGCACCATTACCGAAGAAACCAGCAGCTGTGATATTTGCACTACCGACAGAGTTTGCTAGAGAAATCAACGCAGTGGTTTGTGTAGTGGTACCACTACCGATAGTAAACGAGCCAGTGTTAGCTAGAGTTATTGTTGGTGAAGTAGTTGAATTGCCTACAAAAACAATGCCTGTGCTGTTAGCAACAATATTAGCGCCAACGGTGTGTGAAGCAGCGTTTATTCTTCCTGAATGACTTAGAGTGCTAGCATTTACTGAGAATACAGAGGTTGTTGATGCTGAATTATAAACAACAGAAGTATCAAACTTTATATTATGCGATTCGCCAGGATTTGTAGTACGTGAATCGGATATATCAATGTTAGCGCCGCCAGCTGTCGTAGAAAACGCAACTGCAGAGCTGTTAACAAACGAAACGAAGTAATAAGTGTTGCCTGATAATGGAGCAATAGGCGTATTACCAGAAGGCACCGCGTAATAAACTCTATCATTCAATTGCATTCTAATATTTGCGTTAGAAACAGATATAGTATTAGTAGTACTATTGAAACCTGTTGTGTTTGCAACAACATTAATATTTGAAGCTTCTGAAGATATGAGTACAGAAGCACCGCCAAGAATTATGTTACTTGACAGTGCAGTTCCTGTACCACCAAGAATAGTGTTTCCTGATAATGTAAAGCTGCCAGTTGTATTGACAATATTAGCAGGAATTCTAGCGTATGCGAGAGTTCCTGTTGTCAAGTTATCAGCATTCAGTGAAGTTAAAGCAGAGCCATTTCCGAAAAAACCAGCAGCTGTGATATTTGCACTTGTGGTAGAATTAGATACAGAAACGTTAACAGTAGTAATATTAACACTACCAGCTGTATTACTGATATTCAAACGGGCAAGAGTTTGAGTTGTTGTACTGCTACCAATGGTAACATTACCGCTATTTGCGATTGTTATTGTTGGCGAAGTAGTTGAGTTGCCAGTCCATACTACTGCAGCAGAATTAATTAATAGATTAGCCCCAAAATTAACGTTACTGTTAAAATAACCAGTGTTGGCGTACAAGATCCAAAGTTGTGACGCATTACCAAGATTTATATCATTTGCAGTAGGAGTTAAAGAACCAGTATATTCTGTTGTACCAGTTTGTGTAGTTGTACCTGTGATAAAGAAGTTACCTTGAACTCTCAAGTCACCAGAGACGTTAGCAGATCCTGTTACTGTTAACGCAGCATCTGGTCCAGTATTATTGATACCAACTCTGTTATTAATACTATCTACAAACAGAACACCGGAATCAACGTTGACATTAGCAGTTCCGATAGAAACGGTATTAATGTTACCAGCAGAAGAATTTACTTGTAGTAAAGAAGAACCTAAAGAGACATTACCTGATGTTAGAGTAGATAATGTTCCAACAGAAGTTATACCAGTGTATGCGCCCGAAATTCTAGCTGAGGCAATTGTTCCGCTGGTAATATTAGCGGCAGCTACAGTTAAGTTAAATCCATTACCAGTAAACCCAGCAGGTGATATGCTTGCGCTTGTAGAATCGTTGGCTAATAATATAGAAATTGCTGTGGTATTTGTAGTGCTGTTACCAATAGCAATAGAACCACTATTAGAAATCGCAATGGTTGGTTTTGTAGTGTTTCCAACAAATGTAATACCTGTACTATTAGCTACAATGTTTGCCCCAACAGTGTGTGAAGCAGCGTTTATAGTTCCTGTATGGTAAGCGCCAGTAGAATTTGTAACAAAAGCTGAAGCTACGTTTAAGAAAGACCCAGTAATATTAACGTTACTAGAAATAGTTGTATTTGTGCCAGCAAGAGTAGTATTACCAGAAAGTGTGAATGATCCAGAAGTGTTTACGACTTGAGCAGACAAACGAGCATTGAGTAATGTGCCGCTTGTTAAGTTTTCTGCATTCGCGTAATAAGAGGCTGGCTCTCCGGCAAAATTAGTTGAATTATTCGATGTACCATTAAAAGCAGTAGAATTTACAGTTGAATTGGCAACTGAATTACCAATGGTAATACTAGCGGGTGTAATGTCAACTTCGATTGTTGAATTGGCGACAGTTAGTAATACCGTATTAACGCCATTATTTCCCATAAACGCATTGGCAGTAGAATTACCAACTGATATTCTAACGCTAGATAACTGAGAAACGCCGACAGAAACTGCAGTTGTGTTAACTGTTGTTGTGCCGATTTTCAAGTCAGCTGCAGTTAAATTAGCTGTTGCTGTAGAGTTTGCTATTTGTAATAGGGAACTGTTTTGTGTGGCATTTACTGAGGCGTTGCCCAGTAAAATATTAGAGGGAATAACTGTGTTGACAACAGTTAAGTTTGCACCCAAAATAACGTTGCCAGAAACATTGGCTGTTCCTGTAACTGTTAATGATGCATCTGGTGATGTGTTGTTAATACCTACACGAGCTATATCGCCGTTAGCGAAAATCAAGCTGGTGTTTACTATTAAGCCGTTTTTTACGACGAAATCTTTTTCTGCCATCGTTCCCTTTCCCTTATGGCTAGATTATCTAGACTATTGTATTTCCATGTTCCAATCTATCAAATCAACTTCGTCATTACTAATACATGCGGCTATCATAGATTCTAATGTGTCACATTTATTTATACAATCTTTCACGCCATTAATTATTCTTAAATTTTCTTCCGGCGCGTAAATTCCCATACCTGCATTTCTTTGCTTGTAATCCGGATAGTTTTCTAAAATATACGTCGTGCACTGCTGCTTAATGTATAAAACTCTTTGCTCTTTAGTAAACTCTAGAGTTCTTGTATCAACAGAAGATATTAAATTACCTTCAGAATCGTATGAATCAATCTTTTGCATTTTATCCTCAGTAAATAGCTATTAGCGGTGTTTGAGTAGCAGCTGCGGCTCCGGTTATAGAAGTAACACCAGAATAAACGCCCATTGCAGCGAAAGTAAACGTGCCAAATATGTATGAATACATTGGCGTAGCTCCCAAAGTCGACACGCCAATTGTTGGTGGAGCAGTCATAGTTCTTATTGTTGGCGCAGTGGCGTTGCAAACCATGGAAGCCCAATAAAGTCCTGGTTTTAATGTCACAACATATGCTCCTGTTTTTACCCCAATTGTCGCTGAAGAAACTAACACATCTGAAGCCAATGGTGAGCCAGTAGGAGCTCCTGTAGAAGCATTAGCTGCATAAATGTTCATGCGTATTGAAGAAGATGTACCTAGTGTAGTTACTTCGCAAGCCATTGTTGCAGTTGTAATAATATTAGGAATGTACATTGGCACAAAGTATTGTCTATTTGCAGTTAATGCTAAAGTACCAGCTGCAGCTGTTGATATTGATGGAGCAATAGCTTTTGCGCCAGCAACAACACCAACTGTTATTTGTGGATTAAAAGGGCTTGATACTGAACCAACAAAGACATTCGCCGTAATTCTATCAGTAACAACAACGTTGGCCGAAACGTTCATATTAGCGACATTTGCAAGACCAGTAATTGTTAAATTACTTGACAACACCAAATTGCTTGCTATGTTTGACGATAGATATATTCCTGTTGAATTGGTTACCATAACGTTTGCAGGAGATCCGGCAGAAACGATAATAGAATTGATTGATGCATTAGGAGCTAAAACTAAACCACCACCAGACAAAACTACTATGTCGCCAGCACTTGCATTTGCAGTTGATAAAATTAAATCAGTGGTCCCAGAACCTGTTGTTACGGTTGCTACTGCTAATGTTGACATTATACTATACTCACCCTAGCGCCTGTTTGAATTGTTAAAGTTATACCGGAAGCAATTGTGATCGGACCTGTTGCTGAACCATTTTCACCTGCTACAAATGTGGTACTTGTATTTAACGTGTTTGCATTTACACGGAATAAGTTTTGACCACCAACTGCAAGAGAACCGACTGCTGATGTTCCGCCTTTGTAATATCCGCCGCCAGCGGCTGCTGCCCAATAAGGAGATCCAGTAGCACCATTTGAAGTTAGAACATGTCCAGCTGTGCCTGTGGCACCATTAGCAGAAAATGGAACAGTTGTTGTTAGTTGAGATGTGTTAGCGATAAATGTTGAACCAACCGTAAGCAATGCGGAGTTAACACTGGTAGTTACATTGGCAAATCCAGTGATAGTTGTGTTGCCCATCGCAGCTGTAGTAACGCCTGATAGAGCTCCCGCAATTGTTAAACTAGATCCACCTTGGATTGTAGATGTAACGTTAGCAAATCCAGTGATTGTAGTATTACCAGCTGCTAAAGTAGTAATACCAGAAACTGCACCAGCTAAAGAAGTTGTACCCTCAACTCTAAGCTTAAATGCTGGTGCTGTGTTGCCGATACCCAAGTTACCATTCGCAACAAAATAAGATGCTGTACCAACAGTAAAGGTGTTTGTTAACGATCCTGTGGCGCTATTTGCAGCGATTGTTGCTATGTAAGTAGCATTAACAAAAGCGCCTGTAGAGTTAGCGACTATACCCGTATTTGCTAAGATAGAAACAGTACCAGTAGTGGTAATTGTACCACCTGTCATACCGTTGCCAGTAGCAACAGAAGTAACACCAGAAGAAGTTACATAACCTGCCGAACCTGTAACAGAAGTGACGCGACCAACAGAGTCGACTGTAATCGCTGAAATACCCGAACTGAACGTGCCATTACCTGCACTTGTGGCGATGTGTAAACCAGTAGCATTAGCAACTAATGGAGTTTGGGCGTTAACAAATGTGCCAGTTGAGTTTGCCGTGATACCATTATTAGCGAGAACATTAATACCAGACGTATTAACAACAACACCCGCACCTGCAACAGCAGTTAATGTGCCTGTGGTTGTAATTGTGCCACCTGTTATACCATTACCTGATGCTACAGATGTTACAGTTCCTCCGGCATTATCGTCAGCAGCCCAGTAAGTTGCTGTGCCATTTGAGTGTAGTACTTGACCAGCCGTACCAAACCCTCCGTTTGCTGATAGTCCCGAACTTCCTAAAACAACGTTAGCAGAAAAAGTAGTAATGCCAGTGCGCGTAAATGCTGCTGTTGTATTGATTACGTTAGCAGGTATTTGAGCATATGGAAGAGTGCCAGTTGTTATGTTAGTAGCGTTAGTGTAATAAGCAGCTGCTTGACCACCTAAATTAGTAGAATTGTTTGCAGTCAATGCACTATTGACATTTAACGCAGATTCAGCTTTACTGTAAGCTGTTGTTGCGTTATTAACGTTGAGATTGCCTTCAGTTTTACTATACGCTGTTGTTGCGTTATTAACGTTTAGGTTGCCTTCGGTCTTATTATTCAGTAACGAAGCATTACTTGCTGTTCCTGTAAATGATGTAGAGTTAATTGTAACGTTTACTGTTGCATTACCGATTGTTACATTACTAGCAATAAATGTACCAAGATATCCAGTTTCAAAATAGCTATTACCATTAATGAGACCAATGGTCATACCTTCAAGATTTGAATTGGCAGTAATTATGTCAATACTATTATTGGTGTATCTCCACTTTGTGGTAGATCCAGTATTACGACCTATTTTCCAATTGTTGTCAGCAAGACCACCAAGATAAATCGCGCCAGTATTTGTAGTAATACCAATACCATTTCCGGTAAATGATACGTTTGCGGAGAATGTGTGGATATTTGTCCAAGCATATTGTGCATTTACGTTAACACTACCGCCACCACCACTTACAGTTGACCAGTATGTAGATGAACCATTAGTTGTTAAAACTTGACCTGCAGATCCTGTGCTTCCGTTTGCGCTTACTGCAACACCACCAAGAGTAATGTTACCATTAAAGGTGGTCGGAACAGAAAGACTAAAAGCACTTGTAATACTATTAGCAAAAACTGACCAAATTGCTCTTTCACCATATGCGGTATTTGTTGAATAAAAGACGAAGTTGTCATCATTCTGCTGTCTCATACCGACATAAGCAGCCGTGTTGACAGTTTGGAACCTTATATTTTTATTATTATCAATACTAACTGAATTTGTTATTCTTTGATTAACAAGATTAGCACCAACAGTAATTACAGCAGAACCATTGGATGTATAGAGAACACCATCCACCATATTTAAGGCGAACTCACCTGCAGCGATGTATTGGGAATTTGTGGCGTATGACCCCGTTGTATTCGGGGTGCGTCCAGATGTGCTGGTGCGCTTTACTTGAAAGACGTTATTAGCCAATATTGGCTCTCCTCAATCAATCGCTTATATAAGCGAGGTTAAAATTGATCAGAAGTATTTACTTCTTTTATTTTCTTTTTATTTAGTTTCTCAACTTGGGACTCTAATTCATTTATTTTTGTTTGAAGTTGTGCATTAACTCGTTCTGTATACCTCAATTGTGTTTGGAGGAGAATGCGTGATTTCGCATTCTCCCCGATTTCTATTAACAATTGTTCGATATATAAATTTATCAATTCAGGATTCATTTCACTTGACCTTTATTCAAATTATAGTATAATCAGTAATGTTCTGATGAAATATTAGAACGTACCACCGTCTAGAGTATCATAAACGATAGCAGTACCGTTAGACTGCACGACATAACCAGAAGTTCCAAGAGCTCTTGCAGTTACACCACCAGTGGCGTTTGTAAACAATAGATCATTATTTGATCTACCTGATAGAGACAGAATGTTCGCCGAAATGTTTACGTTTACAGTAGCGTTTGCTGTGATAGCAACAGAACCAGCATTAGATATTAAACCACCGGAGGTGAGATAAGATTGCAACGTTGCTAGAGTAAATGCAACCGTGTTAGTAGTGTTAATAATAGCATTTGTGTAAGTACCGTTCGAAGTAAACAGTTTCCAAATGCCAGAGTCAGACTGGTCTCTGAATAAACCAGAAACAAATGCATTCGCGGTATTACCGTAAGTACCGAAGAAGCCGATGTCGACAGCATCAGTAAAAGTGCTGGTAGAACTTTGATCTTTTGCCAAAGTGATCATAGAGTCTTCAACAGTTAGTGTAGCAACGTTAAGAGAAACAAGATCACCAAGGACTGTCAAGTTTCCGGAAACTGTTAGGTCTTGGAAGTTTGTCAGAGCGTTGCTGTTAACTGCTACGTTACCAGAGCCGTCGAATACAAGTCCAGCACCGATCTTAATGTGAACGCCAGTAGTATTAGATACAACCGCAGAAGAACCGTTAGCCAATACAGCGATGGCATCAGCAGAAACAGAAATACCGTTACCTGCGCCAGCATCAAGAGTTACAGAACCAGAAGAACCACCGCCCGTTAGACCAGCACCAGCTGTTACACCTGTGATTGTACCAACAGCAGCAGTAGTCCAGTATGGAGAACCAGTAGCACCGTTAGATGCAAGAACCTGAGCCTGTGATCCCACACCGCCATTAGCAGATAAAGGTATACCAGAAAGCGTAAGCTGAGTCGAGTTAGCAATGAAGTTAGTACTAACTCTGAACGAACCAGCGTTTGCTGAGCCAGTTGTGCTGAATCCAGAAGCATTAACATAACCAGTAAAGAATCCGCCAGTAGAGTTTACTACAGCGCCGTTAGTGTTTAGTGTTGTAGTGTTAGCTATAAAAACAGAACCGACAGTAAACGAAGCAGCGTTAGCAGAAGTGCCTATAAGCAAGGCATTTGCAATAGTTACGTTATTAGTACCCTTTGTGAAAGTAAGACCAGCTGCACCAGCAAGAGATCCACCATCATTATATTGTACTTGTGTAGTTGAACCAGCAACTGTTGTAGGAGCAGCCGCCCAATATGGAGCTCCAGTAGTTCCGTTTGAAGTAAGTAGCTGACCAGAACTTCCGCTAGTTCCATTAGCAATTAATGGAGCAGTTAATACTAAGTTAGCGCCTAGCGTAACCAAACCAGAGATATTGGCTGTACCAGTAACTTGTAATCTAGCATTTGGTGCTGTATTACCGATACCAACGTTACCACCAGCATCAATTTCAACGCGAATTTCTGATGCGGTAGTACCACCTGTAATGAACTTAATATCAGCAGCAGAAGCTGTACCGATAACTAAATTGTTATTGGAAGCGTACAAGTAAGAATCACCAGCACCCATGGCGCTGAACGAAGGATCATCGTAAGTAGAGCTGTTGATGCCAAGATCAAGGAAGTTTACTGTTTCGGTGCCTAAATCATTTTCAAGAACAAAGTCAGAAGAGGCTCTGTTACCACCATTTGAGTTTTGCATAACAACTTGAACGTAACCGTTCTGTTGACCATGGAAGTGAGCTAGAGCATTAATAGAACCAGTATAACCAATCTGTACGTTAACAGAAGAGTTACCGATTGTAATTTGGCCAGTGGTGTTATCGAACACCATGTTATTGGTGCCAGCAAGAACTCCTGAATCATTATACTGGAACTGACCGTTAGTGCCTTGTGGGTTAGAAGCCTGTGCGATCTTAGCATCAACAAAGGTTTTAATAGCCCAAGTTGTAGTTAATTCTGTGTTAGAAGGTGTACCTAAAGTAGTAAGGTTTGCTACGGCATTGATAGCAGTAACAGAGGCACCGCCCAATGTAAGATTTGCTGTTATAACTTTGTCAATACCACCAGTTGTATTAGCAACAAGAGCATGATTATTGGTAAGAACGCCTGGAACCATAGCTCCGCCGATGCGAAGCACTCCAGAACCGTCTGGCAAACCTATGTGTAATGTATTACCAGCTTGTGTAAAAGCTAATTCACCATTACTCAAACCTGTTACGTTTGAGTTAGACGTAGAACGCTTGATTTGAATTTTATTGTTTGCCATCTAGGATAAACCTCTTTACTTTTTCTTTATATTTATAATTTAAAAGGTCCCACCATCTAAATCGCCAGTAACATTAGAAAGATCAAGTTTTTGAACCACGTACGTATCATTCTCTGCATTATAGACTAATGTAGCGCCGTTGATCTCGTTATTAGCTGAAACATCTGTCAATTTATCTAATCTCGTCACTCCTCCAGTCACCACAACTGGATTGTTTTTTAAAACAACAGGTGTAGTAGTATCGATAATACCTGCCGTTGCATTAGCTGATATTTGTACTGTTCTTTTTCTGCTTACTACTACATTAACCATTTTTTACCTAGTAACTTGAGGTGTTACGGTAACTATCCCTTCTACTATTCGAGAAACCTCTGAACCAGAAGTTATTTCAACATCATATACGTATCTACCTGCAATTAAATTAGAAGTTTGATTTGCTGTTAAACTTAAAGTTATCGCCCCAGAAGAAACGTTTATTGCAGTAGAAAACGTAGCAGCTGCATTAGAAGAAGAATACCATTTTCTTACCTGCGAATTTGCAGTAAAATTTTGTAAATCTAAAGCATCGCCGTTCTCATCTGTTAAAGAAAGATCAGTTGAAAAAGTAGAACCTTGATCTATTACTAAATTAGCTTTTGTTGCCATTAGAAGTTTACTCTAGACATATTTACTGCTGTGTTTGATGAAGTAGGTACCATCCACAAAACAACGTGAGAAGTATTTGTGGTAACGTAAAAAGCTCCCAAACTAGCATTGGAAACCATAGAACCATATTCAGTTGAAAAAGCGTTAACCAAATTATGAAATGTTAATACTTTCGAAGCTTGATATCCATTAGCGTTATTATCTTTTACGCGAATAAAATACTCAGCACCGCCGTTTTCTGTCATTCTATAATTGTCTATTTCTTGCGGAACAAAGCTAGCAGTGTTTATCGATACAGAAGTAACGATTGGTTTAAGTAAGGTCCAGTTTCCATTAGCATTCAAATAATAGTTGCCATTAGAAACCATGGTTGTATTTGGAACAACAATTACAACGTTTGATGTGCTGTTAGAAACTCTCACAGTATTAGCAATTAGTACGTTTGCTGTAAATGCGCCTGTTATAGCAGCGTTTCCTAAAGCAGTATTTGAGTCGGTTGTAACTGCATTAGCTGACATTGCATATGCAAGTTCATTAACTCTGTTAACCAAAAATTGGAACGTATTAATACTAGCGGTATTTGCTACTTCTATAGTCATGACAGTTTCTCTAAAATTTGTTTTAGCATTGATTTGATTACATTCACTTCTTTATCGAGAGAATTTACTTTATTTTTAACTTCTTCCATTTCCAAACTTTTCTTTCTAATTTTCTTATACGCATCAAGGCTATTGTTATCTGTATTTAACAACGCTTGATTTTTTGTATCTCGAATAATTCCCTCTATTTCAGTCTTAATATAACCCATAATTTACCTCACAACTGCAGTGCGATGACTCTTAGATCGCCTACTCTGGCTGGTTTAGCAGAGTTTGTACCCTTCAATCCAACTTTAACACCAAACTGTTTTATTCCAACGAATACATCACCACCAATAGTATGAACTTCCGCTGTTGCATCAGTTCTAAAGTCAATAATGTCAACGTTTGAGAAATTGCTTGTCAAAGTCGTTGCGCCATTGGCAGCTTTAAGCGTTATAGCTGTTGTGTTAACGCTATTAATATACAAATAAGTATTTGCTTCAACATATGAAGTACCGCCCGAAGAATTTGTGTAAGTGCCAGAGATTACAACTCCTCCAGGAGGAACAGAATAATACACCTCATCATTAGCAGCAAATATACTATCAGCCGAAGGAATTAATATTGAATTAGCAGCTGCATTTATTCCATAAGATCCAGAAGCATTAGACCACAAGTTATTTGCATAAATGTTTGTTGCTCTTTTTATGTATTGGACCACACCATTTTCATTCTTATAAGAAGCAGGTATAGTATAATCGAGCTCTATGAAGTTGTTCTTGTTTGCTTCAGAAGAGAAAAGGTTATTAGCATAGTCCATTTCAATCCACTTATTTTCTTTGAAAATAGCAGAATCATCATCGTGGCGAAGCTTCATCCAAACTTTAACGTCGCTTCCTGGTGGTTTGTATGCAGTAAGCTTAATTAATAAATCTTCAGCCTCTTGACCATCTGCTAATGTAACTGGTTTAGAAATATATTTGTTCAATAAATTTCCACCGCTTGAATTTGCTTCACCAGTATCATCATTGTTTATGATATTGTGCACATATATTGACTGAGACTTAGAAATATCGATAACTGGAGAAACATATTCACTTACTGTTGTTAGTCTGCTTCTAACGCGAGCAGAGCTATTTGGGCTAGAAGAGCCAAAAGCAGCCAGTTCATTTACTCTAGACAAAACAGTAACTTCGTTATTGAAACTTGAGTAAGAGTCAGATGTTCCAGGATACCACATCGATGTGCCAATATAAGAATCAAAATCGTTCAGCGATGAATTTGACAACCAACCAGCTTTTTCAAAAGTCAAAGTTGTGTTGTTAAACACAAGATAATAAGGCTTCAATGTAGTGGTCGAATATTTAAATTGGTCAAAACTAGAGATTCTACCAGTATGACCTGAATTTGCTCCGAAAATCGCGGCATTGCTGTAGAACTTACCATTACTATCATCAATAATCATAAAGTTACTGACACTATCATATGATCTTAATGTACCAGAACCTTTGTCAATTGACAATATTCTTCCAGAAATTGATTTGCTTGTATTGGCAGAATTAAAGACGTTAAATGTTTCATTAGCTGTAAAGCCATAGTAATCAACATAATAGTTGATTCCAGTTATTCCTATAACATTAGCAGACGTACCAGAAGTTACACCTCTGATTATATCAGTCAAAGCAATAGAATTAGCACCACTTGTTGTTGAACTAAAATTCATAAACTCAGAAGATATTACAGGTTCACCTTTGCGGCTAAAATCACCAGAAGCTGTAGAAAGATTAATAAATTCTGTAGCTCTGTTACCCATTATCAAGGTAGCAGCGCCAACTGTGAACTGTGCTCTGTTAAATCTGACCTTTAAGTCAATATCAGGAACCATATCATAGTTCAAGTTATTGTTTGTGGTAAATACTGTACCTGTTAGCTGACGTGATGTTACTGGTTTTTTAGTAAGAACATCAGTCTCACCAAGTCTAGAAATCCAGAAATAATAATCTGGGTTCAACCCTTCAGTGTGAATAACAAATGCATACTGAGTGTTATTCATTAAGAAAACAGGACAAGGGAAAGTTACTCTAGTCTTGCCTGTTTCTTCAGTTCCAGATGTGCCGTCCCACAAAGTAACATCAGAATTTTTCAACCAAACTTCTGAATACGGAACTTGTGTTCTAGTAATACTACCGCCTGAATTCATTTCTCGAATTTCAAACCAAACGCCAAGATTTGCGTGTTTTGCGCTAACCCAAACATCAACAGAAGTTAAGAAGATACCTTCTTCACCTCTAGGAACATCAACCTTGAAGCTATATGCCATACAAGATGGACCCATAACTTCAACTTTTTGTAGCTGTCTTTGTTCGGTAATTTCTTCTTGCTGAATTATTGCCACTTGTGTTGAAATAATTGTGTTTTGCTTTTGGACACTGATGCCCATGGCAGACCAATATTTTTTAGCATAAGAAGTAGCGTCTATAGAGTTAGTTGGATTATCTGTAACAATGATTTCTTTTGTTCCTGTGCGGAATCTTTTTCCAGTAGCAGGAAGTCTAAGGTATCCTAGAAGCTCCCCAAATCCATTTGCTCTCCACTCAGAACCTTCTGCGCCAAAAGAAACTACTTGTGTTATATTACCATTCGCAGGTATTGTTCCTGGGACAACATACGAAGACATGTTTTCGCCATCGAAAAAGCAATAATATCTAGTATTTGCTTTTAGACCCTTTACATAAACCCTAATAACTTGTGGTCTTATATAAGGTTGAACGCTAACATCAGTAACGAAATTACCAAGTTCTTGTGTGTTTGTTTGCGAGGTTACAGTCGTTACAATACCAGTTCTCTCTGATGATTCAAGAGTTTCAATCAAGTATCTTCCGTCTTTATCTTTTTTTCCAGCGGACAGTGCAGCTGCATAACTGCTGTATGATCCTTGAAACTTAGACGGATCCGGGTTTCCACTACGATCGCCAAAATTACGATCATATACGTTATAACCAACCGCATAATTTTCCCACGAACCCCACTCTGTCGTCATAGTTTCTTCAATAGGAATTTCATTGCCATACTGTATTACTTTATCAACAGTAGTGGTATCACACCATGTATCTCCTTCTGGAGAAAGTTCCATAGCACCAATATATCTGAAGACGCTCTGCTCAATATTTCTTGTTGTAGTTACATTTCTATTTTCTAGTAAAGTAACTTGGGTATAAGGTAAAGTAATAAGATTGCCAGATTGCTGATAATTTGTAGAACCGCTTGATTCAATTCTGTATTGGAATGAATCTAGCTTGAAGAAAGGTCTAATTATTTGTTCAACTTTATCGACAGCAATTTTATAATCTGGATTAGCTGTGTCGCCCAAAGAGTGATCGACAAATCCATCTACAAAATAACCGTTTTTAAATCTATCAAGACCTTGGTCGTTCAAAACAGTAAGGTCTATTGCTTTCTTTTCAAGTAAAGTAAGTAGATTATAGTACTCTAAATTTTCAATTCTATTCTTAAGAACTCCAATTTCTCTCATTGTGTAACGTATATTAGCAATTTTTTTACTAATACAAGCAATTTTTGGAGTGTTTATGATTCTAGCAAAAGTTTCAGATAAAGAAGGATAAGGAGGAATATAAACGCTAGCAACACCCATCACGTTTTCCGGAACGTTTGGTGATATCGGAGTAATTCCTGATTCGCCCTTAATTACATTGAATAATCCGTTTTTATCAAGAGTAACAACATCTTTTCTAGGTAAATAGAAAGAATAATCTATAGACATATCACTGTCTGGCGCGGGTAATCTTAATCCATCAGTATCAACTATAACCGAAGTTGTAGTTGCTGGGTTAGTTGTTGCAGCTGCCACTGTTGTGGCACTAGTGGCTGTAATTTGCTTAACAGGTCTAAAGTCTAACGCATCTCTCAAAGAATATTCTGTACCAGCAGCTGATATATACTTTGGTATTTCATATGTAAATATTGTGCTATTTGATGTATTTACATCATCGATAGGATAAGAGTCTACAGAAAAATAACCAAATCCAGCAGAATAGTCTGGAGTAAAATGATCTAATTCGACTAACATGTGCATATTAGCTAAAGAAATACCACCATTGAACAACAAACGACCATGGTCATAAAGGTTATCTCTTTGACCATTGTCTAATACGAAATATGAAGTAACATTAGTACTATTTGCTGTACCGTTTGCAGTTGTAAATGCAGTATTATCCATTCTGATTGAACGGATCTTATAAACATCAGACAAACCTAAATTGTATGGTCCAGAACTATTAGAAATATTAGTATTGAGTTTAACATATCTATTAGGATTTAATATTTTTTTAACTTCAGCAGCTGTGGTTCTATCAACTCTATAACTAATCTTAGCAGAAACTGCAGTTGGAACAACGTTAGTTGCTACTTCTTTAAAATCTAAAGTTAAAATGCCACTTGCAACTGTCGCAGTTCTTGTTTGTCCGGTACTACCATTTGCAGTAAGATCAATAATGTCGCCAGCTCTTAAATCTTTGAAGACAAGATTTGCCGATGCAGATGGGCTGACGTTAGAAGTAACAGTCAACGAAGTAGAATTAGTAATAGAATTGATAAAATACGAATTTCCGTTTACTTTGATACGATTGCCAACAGAAAGTTTATCGAACTCTGTTGAAACACCTGTGAGTATAAATGATCCTGGAGAACCACCACCAGAAACTGTACCAGGAACTTGAATTAAAGAGTTTGCATTTAACGAAACTATAATTTCTCTTTTTTCCGCAGAAGAAAGAGTACCTGTGCTATAAGATAATGCTTCTAGAGATGTCGTTACTGTTGTAGTCAATGAAGAAGTATTTGCTACGTTAGCAGTTTTATCTTCTGAACGTATAAATTGGAACGAAGTATCAACAGTACCAGAGCTAGTTCTGATTGATCTGATGTTAGACGCACCTGTTGAGAAAATTAAAACGTTTTGATTGCTTTCGTAAAAAATTGATTTTCCACTAGCTAAAACTACGTCAGCAAAAAACCTATTTGATGCAGTTGTGCTGCCGATAGCCTTAGTATCTGTTAAAATGTAACCAGAATTCATAGTATAATCGTAAAGATACGCTCTCATTACGGCTGTAGGAGTTCCCATAACTCCTGATTCGTAAATCATAGCCTTCATTCTGGCAGTACCAATTATCTTTTGTGTAGCAGGAGAATTTTCTAGATTTGTAACTTCTGAAGTTAATCTAGTTTCTGCATTCAAGTAAAGATTTACTACAAAAGCTTCATCATGGTCAACAGAACCTGTTATTTCATTAATGAAGAAATAACCACCAGTTCTAGCATTTACTAGCTGGTTATTAACATCGTTGTAATCTGTACCTTTGTCTATTACGACATGTTGTGTGGTTATTTTACTTACTTCATAACCCTTAACATATGCAACTCCTGGTCCTACATCAACAGAAAGCTTTGTTGCGTCTCCGCCTTCGCTTAGTGTGTACAATCCTTCATTGCTACCAGTGTCTAAGTGTTCTCTAGTTCTTACTTCGAGACCTTTAACGTAATAATCTCCAGATTCATCAAAAGTTCTTTTTGCTAATTCGTCATAAATTCTTGCATATTGAGAACGTTCATTTGAAGCTTGAATAACTCCATTTTGAATGTCCATAAAGGTTATGAAGTTTTCGTTATCATAACCTGTTTTATAATCGATTGATGTTAGAAGGCATTCAATTTTATATCTATGTGCACCTGGAGCATTTTCATTAAGAGATCCTAAAGCATTATCTGCTAAACTAGGATCTGATAGATCTGTAACAAAACTCTCAGTTAGCTGCAAACCAACTGATTTGGTTGGGTCTGCGCTGTACTTTTCTATTACTGTAGTTTGTGCTGGGAAAGCAAGGAAATATCCCTTACTGAAAACAACACCCTGACTTACTGAGAAAATAGAACCTGTTCCAGTGTAATTTTCATAAGTTGAAGGAACAACAGTAAACCCTAAAGAAGCATCATCAGAAACTGTTACAGCTTCGTCGTTTAAAAACACACTTGATGTTACAGAAGAAGATGTATATCTTAATAGGATAGCATAAACGTTATTAATTTCATCATACACTGCAGCTCTAACAACAGCGGTGATACCTGTAGTAGCACCGACCACTGTTTTACCAACAAGACTGGACAAACTACTGGCTAAAGGTTGAATAGATAAAGCCTTGATGTAAGAAACGTCAAGCTCTAGGTCAAAAGCTCCTCCTAATACTATAGAACCTTCTCTAAAAATATGAGAACCAAATCTTTCAATTTGTTTCTGTAACATAGTTTGCATCTGATTAAGTTCACGAGCTTGTATCGCAACAGATGGACGAAATAGGATTTTATAATATTGTTTATCCTGATCGTAATCATCATAATACGGAGGAACGTTAAAATTTGCCATACTTACTACCTATTAAATTTCTATTGTCAATTTGAAGACTTCTGTTTGCGTATTTGCGCGATTGACATTATTTATGTTGTCAATGTAAATTGGTTTTAAATCTTTGGTGTATACATCACCAACATGAGATATAGCAATGTTACAAACGTAAGAACCTGAAGCATTGGCTAATCCCTCATTATTAATGAAATACTTATCACCAGAGATATGAACTTGTGTTGTATTAGAAAACACAACAATTCCTCTAGCACCGCTATTAACGCCAAGAACAAAATCTCCTGGAGTAAAAGTAGTAGAAGGAGAAACCGAAGCTTTTAAAATTTGATTAAATGTATTTGTAGTATACTGATCTCCTTTACTAATTGTTCCAGTAGTAAGGTTAGATGTCAAAGAATAAGGATTTCTGATAATACCAATTTTATTGTATAAAATGTTTGCGGTTGGTATCGAAGTGCCTTCTGTATTAGAAAAATTAAACGCGATTGCTAATCCTTTAGCGTTCAATTCAGTAATAGGATCGTATGCATGGCCTCCAGGAGGAGGAACGATAGCATAAACATTTGCCCCGTCACCATAGCTACTTTGAATTTTTACATTAGCCCAAGAAATATTAGTTCCGATATCTAGCATCACAACGTTAGAGATAGAGTAGTTTGATGTATTAACTATAGAATATGCTTTAGGATCGGAATCTCCGTCAGTTTCGAAAACGACAGCGGGACTAATCAAGTATTGAGTTATACCACTTGTTATTTTAGTAATTTCAAACGGCTTGGTGTTGGCAACAAACACAAACTTACCGCTAGAGTTCGCAACATAATCTGTAATTGTTCTGATTTGTGATGTTGCTTCTACAGTGTTGTAGATGTATATTGAGTTATTTACGTAAAAATTATCAGAAGAAGAAGCATAGTTTTCTATCTGTACAATTGTAGAATTCTGTACAGATCTAATGATGCCATTTGTATAAGCAGTGTAGCCACTACCAGAATTTGTTATCATAACAACTTCTACGCCGCTATAAGATGCAGCAGTTGAAGAAACTATTGCACTGACGTATACAGGGACAAAATTTTCTGAAGAAAATCTGTCGTTGTTATATTCCGTAATAGAATACATATATCTCCACTTATATCCATCGCTTGTTTGGAAAGTCGAAGGTTGCGAAGGAGATCCTATTGTGCCTGGATCAATAGTAGAAACTGAACCATTAGCATTATCGATACACTTATAGATGTTATAATTACCGCCAATAACTGATGGTGTAGAAATAACATAAAAATTATTATTAGCCAACACTGTATTTGATGTGTTGTCATAACGATCGTAAAATTGACCAGAAGCCCAAGTTTTTTTAGATATGACTGGAACGATCTCAGAAGATGTTATCTTTTTACCAAATAACATCAGCCAATCGTTTATGAAATTAATCGAATAATCTTCGTTCGATATTTCCGGAACGGAACCCGGATATGCTACAGGATTAGCAGCAAAAGCGTAATAATGTGATGTGTTCGAGAACACATTGTCCACTATTTCATCAATTACTGCTTTCTTGTAGGAAGGAAGGATTTTACCCATTAAATTACTTTCCTATTGCGGTCCAATACACACCAGTTGATATAGTGCCGTTGTTTCCTTGTAAAATAATCGCAGTTGAATTAGCGCCAACAATAGCAACGTAAGTATTAACAGTATTTGAAGAAACTGATGCAGAAAATAAGTTTGTGAATGCTACACCACCAACTGCAGAGAAAGTTGTGACGTTAGCTGTAGAGTTAACAGCTGCGATAAAGCCATACTGATACAATAAACCGTTTGGTAATACAGTATAACCATTAGCAAAGTTTGAAGAGCCTACGCTAGAAGAACCTAAACTGAAAGTGTTTGTAGTTACGTTTGCTTCTCTAATTGAAATTCTTGAAGAGTTTGCTGTCCAATTAACAGTTGCATTGCCAAGATAAACTGTTGTGCTGTTTGCAAGAACACCACCGACTGTTGCAGAAGCGTTAATGCTTAACGTGTTTTGTGTTAGAGAGGAGTTTACAGAGGAGTTACCTAAGTTTATAGAAATTGTGTTAATAGTAGCATTACCTAAAGAACTATTACCAAAAATAGAAATTTGCGTAGAGTTTACTGTTGCATTAGCTGCAGTATTTCCTATACGAATAACTGTGGTATTAGCTACTGTACTTGTATTGACAGTGGTGTTAGTCGAAGTTACAAAACCACCTGTGTTGGAAACAACAGAGTTAACTGAAGAGTTACCTATACTAATTGCCCCAGTAGCTGTATACGAAGAATAAACTTCGTCAAAATTTTGGTTTACTTTATTAAATGCATCTCGAATTGGATCGCCTGTACCATCATTTGGTGATCCACCAATAAAGACTGTTTGCTTTGCCAAAGTTTTTCTCCTTTAAACGTAATATCTATTAACTATGATTCTACCCTCATCTGCTCTGTATTTTGTCTCAGAAGCTAAGAGGTAAGAAATAACTCTACGATCATCCGCTGTTACAGTTGTTCTGTCCGCGCTTAAAAAACTAGAATAATTTAATATGGTTGCATCTGATTTTACTGAATTGGCAAAATAAACACCAAAAACAGTGATATCAGCAGTTTTATCAGTAGTATTAACCAGCGCCGGTATACTATTACCTGAATCTGTCGACCATGGGCTAGGAAAAATGGTAACAGAATCAAAAACTAAATTGGCTGTCGATGTACCATATAAGAATTTTAAATACTTACCAAATAACTCCGAACCAGAACTGTGGAATGTATCGTATATTATATCTTTGTATTTATTTAATGTTTGTGCGACTCTTATCTCATAAGAATAATCTTGATAATAGTAGCTATCTTGTATATATTTATCAGAGTCTAAAAATCCTCTAGTAGTAGAGTAATAACCTGTGCCTCTACCAATTGGTCCTTTAATTACTCTTGCTCTAATAATTTTTTCTGATACGTCACCTACGGTGTCAAATTCTACCAAAGAAGATTCTAAACGTGCACCTGAACCATTT